TTGGTGTAAGACCTCGTGGTGTAAATTATTCTGAATGGAGTTTAGAAGAACTTAAAACCGAATGGAAACGATTGGAAGTGATAGCAATCGATGAATTTTGGTATAATGATTAAAAAAAATACGAATTTGTTTGGAATTGTAAAAATAAATTCGTATATTTGTATAAATAAAATTTAAATATGGAAGAAACGGCGAAAGAGTACTGTGAAAGGTTATATCCTGAAACCACCGCAGAGTTTAGAAAAATCCTCGATGAGATGTATGAAACTTTTTGTAAAAAACAAAGGAACTATGGACCTGGTAATATATCAGTAGGTTCACCTTTAGAAACAACAGAAGATAAGAATGTTGCATTGACTGGATTGTGGTTTAGAAAGAATGATAAAATACAAAGATTACTACAATTAGTAGTCAAAGGTCAACCAGATGAGGTTGGAGAAAATATTCAAGATACTTACGAAGATTTATCAGTTTATGGTATCATTTCACAAATCGTTCAGAGAGACAAATGGGCTAAGTAATTGTTAATAAAATTTCTTAAACTTCGGTGTGTTTTTGGAATTTTACTATATTTATATATACACCGAGTGGAATTAGTTTGACACTCAAAACTTAAACTTAAACAATTAATAATTTAACACTAAAAGGTAAAAATCATGGCTTTAGACATTAACGCAATCAGAAGTAGACTGAACAAACTACAAAACACTCAAAGGAAATCAGATAACTTATGGAAACCAACACCTGGTAAACACCAAGTTAGAATAGCTCCTTACAAGTTCGACAAAGATAATCCTTTCATTGAACTTTATTTTCACTATAACATTAACAACAAAACTTATTTATCACCAGCATCTTTCGGTAGACCTGACCCAATTGTTGAGTTCTCCGATAAACTAAAAAGAATGGGTGATAAAGATGATTGGAAAGCAGCAAAGGCAATGGAGCCTAAGTTGAGAACTTTTGTACCTGTTATAGTAAGAGGTGAAGAAGGTGAAGGAATTAGATTTTGGGGATTTGGTAAAACTGTATATCAAGAAATCTTAGGATACATAGCAGATCCAGATTATGGTGATATTACAGACCCAACAAGTGGTAGAGATTTAACAATCGAGTATAAATCTGCAGAAGATGCGGGTACTACTTATCCAACTACTACTATTAGAGTTAAACCATCAACTACTCCAATTCACGAGAATGCTGAAACTGCTAAATCTCTTATTGAAAATCAAACAGAGATTACAGATTTATATTCAGAGTTATCGTATGATGAATTGAAGTCAGTACTTGAGGGTTGGTTAAATCCATCAGATGATTCTTCAAAACAATCTTCTGAATCTCAAACTCTTTCACAAAGTAAACCTGCTCCGGCAACTGAAACTAAAACAGTAACAGAACCAGTAAAAACTGATTCTAAGAAAACTGATGATGTTGCAGCAGCATTTGATGATTTATTCAACAATTAATACCAACTAAATGGCGAAAAAGAAAGCAAAAAAAGAACTGGACTTAGCTGATATTCTGGCTGGTGAGTTAAACAAACAATCAAAAGATTCCAAAGTAGCATTTTTCTTAAATGAAGATGAAGCACCTACAAATGTAGAAGGTTGGATATCTACTGGTTGTGCAATGTTAGATGTTGCTATCTCCAATCGTCCTTATGGTGGATTACCAGTTGGTAGAATTACTGAGATAACAGGTTTAGAACAAAGTGGAAAATCATTAGTATCTGCACACCTCCTCGCTGAAACACAAAAGTTAGGTGGAGTTGCAGTATTGATTGATACAGAAACTGCAGTAAGTAGAGAATTTTTAGAAGCAATCGGTGTTGACGTTTCTAAACTTCTTTATGTATCAGCAGATTCAGTTGAACAGATTTTCGATTTTACTGAAACTATTATTGAAAAAGTTCGTGAAACTTCAAGAGATAAAATTGTAACTATCGTAGTAGATTCAGTTGCAGCAGCATCAACAACAAATGAGTTGGCATCCGATTATAAAAAGGATGGATATGCTACTGATAAAGCAATTATTATCTCGAAGGCAATGAGAAAGATTACCAATATGATTGGTAGACAGAAAATCTCATTAGTATTCACTAACCAACTTAGACAAAAGATGAATGCCATGCCATTCGGTGACCCATGGACTACAAGTGGTGGAAAAGCACTAGCTTTCCATGCATCTGTAAGATTGAGGTTGAAAGGTATGGGACAAATCAAACAAAAGGTAAATGGAAACGATAAGACAGTTGGTATGAAAGTAAGATGTCAAATAGTAAAAAACAGAATGGGGCCACCATTAAGAGCGGCTGATTTTGAGATTTACTTTGACAGGGGTATCGATAACTACGGTTCGTGGTTAAAGGTAATGAAAGAAAACAAATTAGTAAAACAAGCAGGTGCATGGTACACATATGTGGATACCGATACAGGTGAAGAACTAAAATTTCAATCTAAAGATTTCATTGGTTTAATGGAAGATAGAGAAGATGTAAGAGAACAAATTTACAAAAAGATTTGTGAAGAATCAATCTTACAGTATAAATCTAATACTTTAGATATTGATAATATGGAAGTTGACCCTATTATACCTGAGTAAAATTAAATTTAAAATTATGAAATTAGATAAAAGAATCTATGACATGTTAAAATCAGAAGCAGAAGCTGATAAGAACAAAGCTTTATTATCATTGGATTTACTTAAAAATTTTCCAAGTGGAATAGGTGACCATTCTACTAAAGATTTTTGGGATAATGCAACAGAGGCTTTAAAGTTATTAGCATCTGCGGATGAAAGGTTAGAAACTTTAGATAAGTATTTTAACACAAAAGAAGTTTTATAAATGAAAGAACTATACAAAAACATTTTAGAGTCAGTTGAAACAGAACATAGCCAAAATATCGATAAACACAAGAATTCTCGTGTTTTAATTATCGATGGCTTGAATACATTTATCAGATGTTGGTCATCCATTCCTACAATGAATGATGATGGTGACCATGTTGGTGGTGTAACTGGTGTATTGAAATCAATTGGATATGCAATCAGACAAGTTCAACCGACTCGTGTTGTTGTAGTGTTCGATGGACAGGGTGGTTCTCAGATGAGGAAAAAGATTTATCCTGAGTACAAGGCTGGTAGAGATAAAAACAAATTAAGAGTAAACAGACAATATGCTGGAATGATGAACGACGAAGATGAGCGTGAATCAATGAAAAGACAATTTGTTTGGTTAACAGAGATGTTACATGCTCTACCAGTTACTACCATGATTTATGATGGTGTAGAGGCAGATGATATTATGGCTTACATTCCTACTCAAATTTTAGAAGAAGGTGAACAAGCAGTTTTAATGTCAACTGATAAAGATTTTCTTCAATTGGTTGATGAAGATACTATTATGTGGTCTCCAACTAAAAAGAAAATCTATAATCGTAAATCAGTAAAGGAAGAGTTTGGTATTGATTCAAGAAACATACTAATGTATCGTATTCTTGATGGTGATAAATCAGATAACATACCAGGTGTGTATGGATGTGGTATTAAAACTGTTATTAAACGTTTTCCTGAACTTGTAGAAGAAACTGAAGTAAATGTATCAGATTTACTAAAACTTGCAGAGGAACGTAAAGGAAAGATTAAAGTTTATTCTGATATTTTAGAATCAAAAGAACAAATCTTATTGAATGAACAACTAATGCAATTGAAAGACCCAAACATTAGTGGTCAAATTAAAATGAAGGTTTTAGATAGATTTAATGAAGAGATTTCTCCATTAAACAAAATAAACTTTCTTAAGGTCTTATTAAAATACAAAGTAGTAAATAACTTTGGTGATATCAACGATTGGTTAAAAATAACATTTGGAAATATTATTACCGATTAATTTGGATATATCAAAATTATTTCGTATATTTGTATAAATAAAAAAATAAATGCAACAAGAAGTAGATACTTTATCAAAATACGGTCAATCATTTCAAAGTAAAGTAGTTTCTGCATTTCTTACAGATAATAAATTTCTTGATACAATTAGTGAAATAACCACAACAAAGTTCTTTGAGAACGATGCAAACAAGTGGATTGTTGAAGAAATTATTAATTATCATGAAGAATATAGAAAACCTCCAACATTAGATGTATTCAAATCTCAGTTATCAAAAGTAGATAATGAGATATTGAAGAAAACAGTAGTAGACCAACTTAAACACGTCTTTACTAATATTGGTAATGTTGATTTAGATTACATAAAAAATGAATACAGAGAGTTTTGTATCAATCAAAATTTAAAAGGAGTAATACTTCGTTCAGTTGATTTACTAAAAGCAGGTTCTTATGATAGAATCAAAGATTTAGTAGATAATGCAATGAAAGTTGGTACTGAAACTAATTTAGGTTTAGATTATATTGAGGGATTTGATGAACGTATGGAAGATTTAAAACGTTCAACTGTTCCAACTAATTGGGACCCGATTAATGATTTGATGGATGGTGGTTTAGGACCTGGTGAATTAGGAGTAGTTGTAGCACCTTCTGGTGTTGGTAAAACTTGGATTCTTACAGCACTTGGTGCAGATGCAGTTAAACGAGGATTAAGTGTAGTTCACTACTCAATGGAGTTATCAGAACATTATGTAGGTGCAAGATACGATACTGTATTTACACAAATACCATCTTCTGAATTAAAAGAAAAGAAAGAAGAGGTTAAAAGTAGAATCCAAGGACTTAAAGGTAAACTACTAATAAAATACTTCCCACCAAAAGGTGTTTCGGTAAAAAAACTTCAACAACATATCGAGAAGATGATTACATTAGATAATAAACCAGATTTAATCATTGTAGATTATGCAGATTTATTATTATCAGATTCTAATAAAACTGATTCAACTTATGCTGAACAAGGTGGTGTTTACATTGACCTTAGAGGTATGGGAGGACATTTAGAAATACCAGTTTGGACTGCATCACAAACAAATCGTTCTGCTATTGATTCGGAAGTTATCGAGGCAGATAAAATTGCTGATTCATATGCGAAAGTTATGAATGCAGATTTCATTATGAGTTGGAGTAGAAAATCAAAAGATAAATTGAATAATACTGCTCGAGCTCACATTATGAAAAACAGATTCGGACAAGATGGAATTACATTCCCTTGTAAGATGGATACTAATACAGGTTATATTGTTGTGTATGATGGAACATCACCAGATGGAGTAATTGCACAGAAACAAGCAGCAAGTGGTCAATTAGAAACTAAAAAACTCCTCCACAAAAAGTATGTGGAAAATATGGGGTAAGGGTATCAAAAAAATTTTAACACATGGGTTATCAAAATAATAAATGTGTGAAAATAAAAAAGTAAAAAAAAATAATATGAAAACATTATCGTTTTTCAATATATACTATAATTATAAACACGACCAAAGGATTGGTCACTTCAAAACTAAATTTAAAAATAGAAAATTTTATGGCAAATTCACAAGAACTATTTGAACAGATTAAAGATTTATTCGTTCAATTTGAATCAGAACACAATGGTACAACAAAAGCAGCTAAATCAAGAGCTAGAAAAGCAATTGGTGAAGTTAAGAAACTTGTAACAGATTACAGAAAAGCATCAGTAGAAGAAAATAAATAAGGTTATATCATGAGCAAACTATTCCAAGAAAGAATTCCATTCAAACCATTCGAATACCCAATCTACTATACAGAAGGTTGGTTAAAACAAGCACAGGCATTTTGGTTACATACTGAAATACCCATGCAAGGTGATGTTAAGGATTGGAACGAAAGATTAACTCCAGCTGAGAAAAACTTAGTGGGGAATATCTTACTTGGTTTTGCTCAAACCGAATGTGCAGTTTCAGATTATTGGACAAACATGGTTACTGATTGGTTTCCTAAACACGAAATTAGACAGATGGCTATGATGTTTGGTTCTCAAGAAACTATTCATGCTACAGCTTACTCATATCTTAATGAGACATTAGGGTTGGATGACTTTTCAGCATTTCTGCACGAACCTGCAGTTGCTGAGAAGTTTGAACTCCTTACTTCAACTACTGCTGAGTGGAAACACGAAGATTTAGCAACAAATCCAAAGGCAAGACAGGAAGTTGGTAGGAGCTTGGCGATATTTTCGGCATTTGCTGAAGGAGTATCGCTCTACTCTTCCTTTGCGGTACTTTACTCATTCCAAATGAGAAACTTATTAAAAGGTATCGGACAACAAATGAAATGGAGTGTAAGAGATGAATCTCTTCATTCAAAAATGGGATGTCAATTATTCAGACAAATGTGTAGTGAATATCCTGAATTGTTAGAAGAGTGTAAAGAATCAATTGAAGAAGCATCAAGATTGATTATTGAACTTGAAACAAAATTTATTGACAAGATGTTTGAAATGGGTAACTTAGAAAATCTTGATAAAGATGATTTAAAAGAATTCATTAAAGACAGAACAAATCAAAAACTTAAAGAACTTGGATACGATGGTATTCATGAATATAATAAAGAAAAATCTCAAAACTTAGAATGGTTCTATCACCTAACTGGTGGACACACTCATACAGATTTCTTCGCGATAAGACCTACTGATTACAGTAAGGCTAATGAGGGTGAAGATTGGGACGATTTATTTTAAAAAAAAATTATGGCAAAGACAAACTATGGCGATGAACATGGTTGGGAACTCGATGTTGATTTTCCATCATGGGCAAATACTGAAATATATGTAAAAACTATATCTAAAGGATATTTGTTACCTGGTGAGAAACCAAAGGATGCCTATTGGAGAGTTGCAACAAGAGTTGCACAAAGATTAAACAAACCACAAATGGCAACTAAATTCTTCGATTACATATGGAAGGGTTGGTTAAATTTGGCAACACCAGTTCTTTCAAATACTGGCACTGATAGAGGATTACCTATATCTTGTTTTGGTATTGATGTTGCCGATTCTATATATGATATTGGTTCAAAGAACTTAGAACTAATGTTACTCGCAAAACATGGTGGTGGAGTTGGTATTGGAATCAATCAAATCAGACCAGCAGGAGCTACTATTACAGGTAATGGAACAAGTGATGGTGTTGTACCATTTACTAAAATATACGATTCTACGATACTTGCAACTAATCAAGGTTCAGTAAGAAGAGGAGCAGCATCTGTTAACCTTAATATTGACCACGAAGATTTCGAAGAGTGGTTAGAAATCAGAGAACCTAAAGGAGATGTAAATAGACAATCACTTAATCTACACCAATGTGCAGTTGTAGGTGATAAGTTTATGAGAAAACTTGAACAAGGTGAACCTGATGCGAGAAGAAAGTGGGGAAAATTACTACAAAAAAGAAAAGCAACTGGTGAACCATACATCATGTACAAAGGGAATATCAATAAGGCTAATCCTGATATGTACAAAAAAAATGGATTGAAAGTTCATATGACAAACATATGTTCTGAGATTACTTTACATACAGATGAGAACCATTCATTTGTTTGTTGTTTATCATCAGTAAATCTTGCTAAATACAATGAGTGGAAAAGTACTGATTTAGTTTATACAGCAACTTGGTTCTTAGATGGAGTACTTTCTGAGTTTATTCAAAAGGCTAAAAACATGAGAGGATTCGAAAATTCTGTTGCATCTGCTGAAAAGGGTAGAGCATTAGGATTAGGAGTTTTAGGATGGCACACTTACCTACAACAAAATGGTATTCCATTTGAAGGTATGGAGGCTCAATTTGAAACTCGTAAGATTTTTTCTCAGTTAAAGATAGAATCAGAAAGAGCATCAAGAGATTTAGCATCAGAATATGGTGAACCTCTTTGGTGTAGAGAAAGTGGATTTAGAAATACTCACTTAAGAGCAGTTGCTCCAACAGTTAGTAACTCTAAATTAGCTGGAAACGTATCTGCTGGTATTGAACCTTGGGCAGCGAATGTATTTACTGAACAAACTGCAAAAGGAACGTTCATTAGAAAAAACAATGAGTTGGTTAAGGTATTAAGAAAAGCAGGTGTTAATAATAAAGAAACTTGGGATAAGATTCTTGAAGATGGTGGTTCAGTACAAGATATCAAAGAACTTGATAAGTGGTGTTACCTAGAAGGTAAAATGGTACTTTGTGAAGAAATCACTAATGGAGATAGAGAAAAAGTTTATCCTGTCAAAGATGTTTTCAGAACTTTCAAAGAAATTAATCAAATGGATTTGGTTAAACAAGCTGGTATTAGACAACAGTATATTGACCAAGGAGTTTCATTAAACTTAGCATTCCCTTCCATTGCATCACCGAAATGGATTAACCAAGTTACATTAGAAGCTTGGAAACAAGGAATTAAAACGTTGTATTATATGAGAACTGAATCAGTTCTTAGAGGTGATATAGCAACAAGAGCGGTTGACCCCGATTGTGTTGCGTGTGATGGTTAATAATTAAAATTTATAATTAGGAGAAATTATGTTAGAAGTAAAAAAATTCTACGCAGAGTGGTGTGGACCTTGTAAGATGTTAACACCTATTATGGAACACGTCCAAACAAAGTTTACAGATGTATCTTTTGAAAGTATCAATATTGATTCACAATTTGAAGTGGCTCAAAAATACTTTGTTCGTTCAGTACCAACAGTTATCATAGAAAAAGACGGAAAAGAAGTACAAAGATTTGCTGGTTTACAATCAGAAATGGCGTATTCAAACGCACTTAATGAATTAAAAAAATAAATTTATGTCAAAAACCTTATCATGGTTTTTTTCAAATAGGTTACGAGGAGAATCTCACCCAAGAGCAAAATTAACTGCGGAACAAGTAACGCAGATTAGAGACCTACATTCTAAAGGGTTCTCAACTAACGTAATTGCTCGAAACTTCAAAGTATCTACTTGGAATGTAGAAGAAATAGTAAAAAGAAAAACTTGGACTCATTTGTAAATCTGAGATTTTTTTCGTATATTTGTATAAACTAAAATTAAAATATGACAGTTATAGAAGCAACTTCACCTGGTGATGCTTGGGTAAAAGTATCAAAATATCTATTAGAAAATGGTGTGAGGGTAGGTAATCTTACAGAAGAACTTAATGTAGTTACTGAAATCACAGAGTTCAAATCAGATGATTGGTTTGATGGACACTTCAGAGAAATCATGGGAGATGATAGAATTGATTTTGCTAAAACAGTAACCTTTCTTAAACCAGAACAAAAACAATCAGATAATCCATTCTTTGAAGCAGAAGAAGGATTAGATTATAAATTTATAAAAGACCATTATCATCAATCATATTGGGGTAGAATGGTATCTTGGAGAGGTGAATTTAATCAAATAGAAAACGTAATTAAGATTCTTTCAACTGGTAAGGCAGTTAAAAGATGTGAACTTATTATTTTTGACCCTAAGAAAGATGCAAGGAATCCTTATTCACAACCTTGTATGTGTATGATTGATTTAAAACCAAGAAATGGTAAATTATACCTAACATCAGTACTTCGTTCAAATAGAGTATCTAAAAGTGGTTATGCAGATTACACAGCATTAACAGAGATGGGACATTTCCTTGCTGAACAAAGTGGATTAGAATTAGGTAAAGTAACTACACTTGCGTGTTCATGTCATATCGGTGATATGGATAACGAAAAAAAGAAAACAATCAAGTTATTAGAAGTATTAAATAGATAGTATGTGTGGAATTGTTGCAACAGTTGGATACTCTCGTAATGAGGTAGACAATATGTTAGAAGTTATTTCTCATCGAGGTAAAGATAATAGAGGAATAGAAGAATTTGATTATAATGGTAAAAGAATATGTTTAGGACATAATCGTTTATCTATCAATGATGTATCTCCTTTAGGTAATCAACCAATGAGTTTTGAAAATATTCACTTAATTGTAAATGGTGAGATTTGGAACTATCCACAACTTAGAAAAGAATATGAAGAGCGAGGTTATAAATTCAAATCAACATCAGATTCAGAAATTATATTATACCTT